ATTGATTTCTCTTTCCAACGATGCAGCCGTTAAAGGTGATACCAGTTCAAACAATAAGGCATTAAGATTTGAACCTAAATCTGGATTAAAAGGTCTTTCAAAGTGATTGGTCAACAATAGATTCCGAATGGAACGAATAACCGCTTGGTCATCGTAACTAAGGGCTACATCGGCTGTTACCGGTTTCTTGGTAAAAGTAAAATCGATGTCAGAGTATATTTTTGTTATTGTGAGTGCCATCTTCTTATTTATTCTGCTCTAGGAGTAAAATTGCTTTTTTAGTATTTGAATTTGTGTCAAAAAATTTTGAGGCCGGAACGCAGAATTTCAATTTTTTCAAAAAAATCAGGTTCAGGTGGAAGAGGTCCGGCCGGCGGTAACTCTGGTGTCGGTTCTGTTGATTTTTCTAATTTTGACATTATTTCTTAAAATTAACTTAATGTGGGTGTAAAATTACTAGATCCATAATAACTTGGATCAGTTCCGTTAACAAAAGCGCTTCCGTCTGGAAAATAGTATGTATAATTTACTGTAGGAACTCCTGCAGTAGAATATATTTTAAGACCATTAGTAATATTTGTAATGGTTACTCCAGCACCACTTAAAGCACTTTCTAACGCAGATTTTATATCACTAATTATATTTGCCTGTGTTGCCGCACTTTGATGTGGTTTAGAAATATTGTATGTTGTACCATTCAAAGTAACTTGTATGTAAGAGTATAATGGAAGACCATATGTGTTTGAAGATTGATTATTCCAAGTACCACGATTAAATGAATAATCAAAAACACTTCCTCCACCACTACCCGTATAATACCAACCCCAAAACAAAATTTGTTTAGTTGAACCACCATTATGATTATATGCGTAAAGGAACTGGTCTTGTCCTGTATTGTTTGTTATGGTACAGGTTATATCATTTCCGCTTATAGTGGCCGTTACATTAAGTCCAGAAGGAGGATCACCAAATACCGTTCTACCGCCACCTGCACCGCCGGCAAGAGCATAGTATGCCATTCCTGATACTTGAGCATCGGTATTTTGTGGTAAATTACTTTGAATCGAACAATAAGTTCTGTTGTCACTATATGCATTAGGATTATAAGCACCCCAAGAATAACTAGCACCAAAACTTACTGAATTATTAGCATTTCTAGTTATTGGACTACCACCAAAATACATAGTGATTGCTGTAGAATAAGCAATTGATGGAAACGCCTTCATGGTCCATGTTGTAGTAACTGTACCACCATCTGTTAGATAATGTCCGTTGAGTATTACTCTGGATGATCCTAATGTGTTAAAATTTCCTCCAGATAAATTAGATGGCCAAGTTATATTACTAATTGCCATACTTTTTGAATAAAAATCAGCAGCCACACGAATTGCACCTGAAGGTACTCCAGCCAATATTCTTGGTAAAGCAGCACCTAAAGATATTTGAGATGTTGCTGTGTTACCCAATTCAACACCAATGTTGGCACCCATTCGTATTGCACCACTTGATGGTATTGTCATTTTACTTCAACCTTTGTTTTATTTCTTCTACATCATCAGCCAATTCGTTAATCGCTTGAATAATAATACCGGCAAGTTTTTCATAACGAACTGCTTTATATCCATCTTCTCTAACTGCAACCACTTCAGGCAATACCTGTTCAATCTCTTGTGCAATTATACCTGTATCACGCTTACGCACAAAATAATTATCTTCACCACCTCGTTTTTCAATGACTTCATCTTTCCAATCAAACATAACACCACGAACTTTGCGTAGTTTATAAAGAGCTGCACCAATTTCTTGTATATTTTCTTTAAGTCGTTCATCAGAAGAATAATAGGCAGTCACCTCATTTGTTGCACGAATTTCACCTGTAGTGCCAGAATATGTTGTACCAACACCTAAAGCACCAGTAATGTATAAACTTCCTGAAAATGTTCCTGTTGTATTGGCTAAAGCTGCGTTTGCTTTTGCATATGCTCCTGATGCATAATTATTCAATGCAACAATATTACTATTTTGAGTGATATTAACACCTTGAATAATAATTGTATTGGAAGAAGCACTGCTAGCTATAACTCTAGCTACGTTATCGACTGCAGAACCACCACTAATTGTGTTGGCATAATCATAAACTGTCTGTGCTAAATTAGTTGCCGTATTGGCTTGATTGTAACTTGATGTTGCAATACCTGTAGCCACATTGGCTTGTTGATATGCAGGATCATTTACGGGTGGTAAAGGAGGATATGATGATGTAATTGTAACGGTGCCATTGGCCACAGCAACACCACCAGATACAGATGTAATTGATGGTATTCCGTATGTTAATACTTTTTGTATTGAAGATGATGGAACGGCAATCGTATAACTCATAGTGTTACTCCTAAATCATCCTTGAGTTTATCTGTACCAACAATCTTAATCAGATTGTTTTGTGTTGCACCCAAATTGGAGAACTGGAAAATATAATTGTATTCGTTAACAATTTCATATGAATTGGTATAGAATGTTATATCGTCACTTACACGAGAATTAACTGTATTTGAAAAGAATTGTATATCAGAAATAATTGTATTCATGGCCGAGTTTGAAATATTACTGTTAGCACCACTAAATGAATTGGCCAATGTAATATAATCATTGCGTATTGCCGTGGTAGAGTCAGAGATTGTATTTGCAATATACAAACTAGTAAAATTACCAAGAATTGGTACATTGTTTTGCACACCATCACTTTTATTGACTAATTGCAATATTTGACGACCAACACTCAATGCAGAATTGTAATCAGGATAAGCAGCCGTATTTGATGAATCAGTTACACCTGATAAATTATTTGTATGATTGGTAAAATTAGTCAATGCTGTCTGTGCTGATGAAGCAGCCAACAACATAGTATTGGCTAAATCAGGATTATCATAAGCATATAATTGTGTGTTTGCATATGCTTCAATACCAGTAATAAACACAGATAATTCACCAATATTATCATTATATGGATTTTCATAATAACCACCAACAGCGGTGTTAGCAATATCATTTATCTGCCACTCAGATAAATTGATTGATGTATTACCAAGATAATTTTTAACACCTTGTGATAGAACATCATCACCATCAAAATTGGCGGTATCAAAATTAAACCCTAAACGACCATATATACTTCCCATTATGCCTCCATTGGTCTAGTTGGTGGTGATGTAGGATATCCTCTGTTACCAATATGCACATGACTATTGACTTTCATACGGAACATCTGTACCGATCCAAACATATCTGAAACCATCGGTGCAAACATAGAAACACCCGCATTAATCGTGGTACCAGCAATCATATAACCAATCGTTTCAACTGATTTGGTGGCCGACAATGAAATCTTGGCGGTGATATTACCATCAGCCTGTATTGACTGTGAACAACCAATATCACCACGAACCATTAAGTCTGCATTGATATTGACTGTTGAGGCACCAAGATTAATGTCACCAGACGAATCAATATCTATATCACCATTAACAATTAAACGAGAATCACCTTGTACCACTTGTTTAACACTACCTTTAATGTTTTCGTAAGCATTACCATCAATTTGTGTATAGGCATCACCTTGCACATTGAGAACAGAATCACCTTGTATAGTGATATTACAAATACCTTTAATCAATACATCTTTATCAGAAGCAATGATTTCATAACCTTTACCAATAATCTTATGTACCTCATCGCCATTAGGATGCATCTCAATAAAAGAACCAGAACGGTGTTGTAACCTAACCCGCTCACGAGTTGGTGTATCGTCCATTTCAAATGAATGACCACCTTCAGTTTGCTGAATTGTGTTATACGGATATATCGGTTGATAATCGGTATTGGCTGCTGATTCAGGTTCAGTCCATGCGTATATTGTCATCAAGGTCTCTCAAAAATATTCACTGATGGTACAACTTCATTTTCAATAACTAACTGTGCATCTTGAACAATCGCTAATTGGTCTTGTCGTATACCCTCAACTTCTTTGGCAATATCTTTACCAACATTAATTGCATCAGAAATGCCTTGTGTAGCAGCACCTAAACATTCACTTAAAAACTTTGCAATTCGTGCTGGTAGCGTGGCAATATATTGTATTAATTCTTGTAGTGATTGTATAAATGCCTGTATATCTTTTAATGGCTCTAATTGGTCACGAATAAACTTCTGTATTTGTTTTACTTTTGCTTTAATTGTTTTGATGGCATTGCGAATCTCATCCGCAAAAGGTGAAGAAGCTGTGGAAGCCCATAGACCTTCAATTGTTGTTCGTAATGTATTAATCAAACCACTTACTGATATTGTTAGTTTTGCAATCTCAAACTTAATGCCGGCAGGTATATCACACACATGAGCCAAATTAGAATTGGCCTGTGAAATGGCAGTATTTGACACAACACCTCGTGCTAATGGTGCCAATGTTGGTTGACCAACTTGATATTGTATTTGGCCTGTTGGTGGTGTTGCTTGTTTTAAATTACTTTGAGGTGAAAAACCTTTTGACTTATCATAAGATGTTTCAAAACCAGGAAACACACCCATGATGACTGGTGCCTGAGCTGAATCACCATCAGAGAAGAATCCCATAACATAGTCACCTAATCGTGGTGGACTAAATGTCTTTGAATTACTAGGTGATAACGATGGTTGAGCCCATGGCAAATCTTTAGTAGGTAGTTCTTGTAGATTGTCAGTATGATAACCAAATATACGGACACGCACACGACCAGTCTTTAAAGGATCAGCATTGTCCTCTACGACACCGTACCACCAATTAAATCCGTCTTTACCTAAAAAGTTATTCATCTACCACTTTCTTAAATTCAGAACTATTGTTATCAATCTGTGAATATGCTGTTGGTGAACTGTCTTTAGTAATTTCTAAAACAGTTTGATACACGCCACCAGAACTGATAATGTGTCTTACAGCACTCACCAAATATGTTCCCGAATAATATCTATCCAACTCTTTTTTATTGGTTGAAGGTTTCAATGTCAATAGATTAAATTCAATGGTTCGACCA